GAAGAAATTGTTGGATCACTAACTTAATAAATAATTTTAAATAAAGGAGAAAAAGAATGGCATTTAATATAAATGAGTTCAAATCCCAGTTAACTGGTGGTGGCGCTCGTAGCAATCTTTTCCAAGTGCAAATCTTAAACCCTGTTGATTCTACAGCTGATTTCAAAGTTCCATTTATGGCAAAGGCTTCTTCGCTACCTGCTAGTACTATTGCGTCAATTGACACAATTAATTACTTCGGTCGTGCTGTTAAGTATGCGGGAGCAAGATCATTTGACAGTTGGACAGTTACAATCATTAACGACGAAGATTTCTTAGTCAGAAATGCAATGGAAGCTTGGATGAATGGTATTGTTTCACATGATAGTAACTTGAGTGGCTTGCCACAGGATTATAAATCAAACGCGTTAATTACGCAGTATAGTAAAAATGGTGAACCATTACGTACTTACAAGTTTGAAGGTTTATTCCCTACTAGTGTTGCTGCTCAAACAATGGATTGGGATACTGATGGGATACAAACATTCGATGTTACGTTTAGCTACGATCTTTGGATGGTAGAGGGTAGCACCGGAATTCCTACTAGTTAATTATAATATAGGATGATATTTTGAAAATTTTTGGATTTGATATAAAGAGGGCTGAGGAGGAGACTACATTACCAGTTAGTTTCGCCGAACCCTCTAATGATGATGGAGCGATTACCGTTGGTAATGCTCTTGGTGGTTTTTATAATACGATATTAGATATGGAAGGTTCCGCTAAAACGGAATCCGACCTTATTACTAAATATCGTTCAATGGCAATGCAGCCTGAAATTAGTCAGGCAATTGATGACGTTGTGAATGAAGCAATTAGTGTTGATACGAATGATAGAGTTGTTGATATCTCGTTAGGAGAAACAGATCTATCAGATAAGATTAAAAAATCTATCGTAAAGGAATTTGATAATGTACTTGCATTATTTGATTTTACGAATAACTCGTATGACATGTTTCAAAAGTTTTATGTTGATGGAAGATTAAACTATCATATTATAATTGACCCTGAAGATGTTAAGAAGGGTATAATAGAATTAAGATACGTTGACCCTCGTAAGTTAAAGTTAATACGAGAAGTTGATAAGAAGCAAAAAGATCCTCATTCAGGAATATCTGTTAAGAAGATTAAGAATGAGTATTACATGTATTCAGAATCAGGGTTTCAGAATACAAGTACAGGAGCAAGTGGCAGTAGTACAACTGGAATTAAGATATCAAAGGATTCTATTGCTCGAGTTACTTCGGGATTGATGAATGAGAACAATAGTTTAGTTCTATCTCATTTGCATCCAGCAAGTAAAGCTTTAAACCAGTTAAGAATGTTAGAAGATGCTGTTGTAATTTATACATTAACAAGAGCACCGGAAAGAAGAATTTTTTATATAGATGTAGGTAACTTGCCAAAGAACAAGGCAGAGCAATATCTTAGAGATATGATGGCTCGACATAAGAACAAGTTACAATACAACTCAGAGTCAGGACAAATTACTGATTCAAGAAAAATGTTAACAATGACAGAAGATTTTTGGTTTCCTCGTCGTGGTGGAGAAAGATCAACAGAAGTTGATACTCTCGCAGGAGGTTCTGCACCAGGATTGAGCAGTAACGAAAACTTAGAGTATTTTCAACGAAAATTATTTAAAGCGTTGAAAGTACCCTTATCTCGTTTAGAGCCGGAGGCCATGGCAAGCTTTGGTAGAACATCTGAGATTACTCGAGATGAACTGAAGTTTGGTAAATTTATTAGAAGGATCCGTAATCGCTTTTCTTGGATATTCAGTATGGTACTGGAAAAGCAATTGATACTCAAAGGTATTTTAACACCTGAAGAGTTTAACGAAATTAGAAATGATCTTCGTTACGACTTTGTTAAGGATAATTACTTTGAAGAGTTGAAGGAAGCTGAGATTTTGAGAGAACGATTAAATACTCTCAGAGATATAACTGATTATACAGGCAAGTATTTCTCTCATCAGTGGATTACGACAAACGTGTTACAAATGACCGAAGAACAAGCTTCAGATATGGAACAACAAATATCTGACGAAAAGGCACTTGGCGGACACGCAGAAGATGATTCTTACTGAATATAAATAAAGTATAGAGTAAATTAAATTAGGGACTAAATATGAAAAATTTTAAAGATCTAGTTTCGGAAGTTGCCCAACCAGTGGCTCCAGAAGAAAAACGATTTAAGGATCAACATACGATCGAGGTAATCCCTCATCCTGTTGCGCCTGATCACGTTTTCACNGGAGAGATACCTGGTAAAGGAGAGGCTGCAAGACCAGCNGACCAGAAAGGCGATGAAAACTACGATAAGGCTTATAAAAAGAAAACAGCGCAAACACTACCTCAACGCGGTACAGGTGATGGCAAAGATATTGACGATGTAAAGAATGAAGAAAAAGATATCGTTAAGAAATCCATTACTGAAATACTTGGAGTCAATAAAAAGAAAGAAGCCAAGAAAGATGACAGCGAAGATATGGAAGAAGCTGCTGGTTTTTGTTCAGACAAGTGTTGTGGTTCTGATGTTAAAGCTGAAGATTGCGTTTGCGAATCTGATTGTCCACATTGTGACTGTAACGTTGCAGAGAGTACAATAAAGGCAGAAAAGAAACCTATTGCGAAAGCAACAACTAAAGAAGATAAAGTTGATGCAAAGGATAATAAGGATTCTTTAGAACCTGAAGCAAAGCCAATTAATAAGCCTAAACCTTCACCAACACAAGTTACTATCAAAGACAGTAATGGTAAAACTCTATCAATGACATTTAAAGAAATGTTAAGTAAAGTTTCAACAGAGGAAGAATTGCTTGAGAGTCCCCAGCAAGAAATTCCTATGATGATGAAACAGCTACACTTCATTACTTATGCTTCTGAAGAGATTGGAGATTACCTTAAAACTTCAGGACAAGATCCTGAAGAATGGTGGCAGAATAAATTAGCTGAAGTATTCTCAAATGTTAAATCATTATATGCTTATGCTAAAGGCGATCAAATGGTTAACAGTAAACCTCTATCAGCTTCAAAGATGTATAAAGCGTCAAAGCAATACGAATCAATTGAAGCAGGATCATTTGAATTACAAAACGAAACAGTAATGGAAGTATCAGAAGAAGATGCAACTGTTTTAAATAAAATGTTCAGTGAACTAACAGAAACAAATACAAAAGAAATGTATAGTGTATTGGTTGCTGATGAAGCAGGCTACAATGAAATCCTCGAATTTGCGAAGGAGAACGTATAATGCCAAGTATAATTAAAGTTAAAGGTACTGAAGCTGCAGTAACAACCGCTGATAATATTGGTTCAGCAACTCTCGTTAGATTGTTTAACGCAACTGCTGCAGGTATACTTATTACTCATAAGAATGTTGGCGGAGATGTTCTTGGTACATTTACTGCTGGTNCTGGGCAATCGTTTGTTAAGAAAGATTCAACAGATACCTTAACCGCCGCCACTTCAGTATTAATGGTTGGCGTTGCTCACTACACATAAAGGAAACTATTATGAATTTAAACTTAATAACAGAATATAGGGAAGATTCCGTAGAAGTAATTACCGAAGCTAAAGAAGACGGTAAAAAGAATTACTTTATTGAAGGAATTTTCATGCAAGGCGATCTAAAAAATCGCAATGGAAGAATTTATCCAAGTGCCACGTTAGAAAATGAAATGAATAGATACAACAAAGAATTCATTCAAACTAAGCGTGCTCTTGGAGAATTAGGTCATCCTGATGGTCCCCAGATCAACGGAGATCGCGTTTCACATCTGATTACAGAAATGAGACGTGAAGATAACGATTTTTACGGTAAGGCTAAAATCTTATCGACACCTATGGGGGAAATCGTTAAAAGCCTATTAGATGAAGGCGTTAAGATCGGTGTTTCGACACGTGGTCTTGGTTCAGTCAAGGCAGGTAGAGATGGAGTAATGGAAGTTCAAAAAGACTTTCACCTCTCTACTGTTGATATTGTTACTGACCCTTCTGCACCAAATGCGTTCGTAAATGGAATCATGGAGAACGTAGAGTATTACTACGATATTGCTTCTGGAAATTGGAGAGCCACTCAAATGGTCGAAGAAATCCAGCAGAAGGTAGAAAAACAATATAGGACTGTAACAAAGACTATTGACGAAGCCGCGGCTGCTGGAATGTTCCAGAACTTTATCCGTACTTTGAAAAATTAATCTTTTATAAATAAAACAGTCGAATACAAAAAATTTATTATTTGTAGAAAAACAAATTAAAAAAGGAGAAAATTATGTCAGACGTAAATAACGAAGCATTCGTATCTGATGATGGCGTCTCTAGTGTACCTGCTGCAGTAACCCCCGAGGGTGGTGAAGGCAAAAAGGATAAGCTAAAGAAAACCACAACTGATGAGCCTAAAGGAGCTGGAGAGAAAGTTAAAACACCAGCAACTGAAGAAGTTGAAGTTGATGCAGAAGTAGAAGTAGTTGAAGAAATCGTTATCGAATCTTCAATTGAATCTATCATCGAAGGCGAAGATTTATCTGAAGAATTCAAAGGCAAGATTAGTCTTGTATTTGAAGCCGCTTTAAATGAAGAAGTTAACAAAAGAACCGAAACAATCCGCGAAGAACTAACTAAGTCTTTGGAAGAGTCATTGGAAGAAGCAGTAACTGAGAAATTGGATACTATTACTGAAAATGTCGATAAGTATTTAGATTACGTTGTTTCAGAATGGATGTCAGAGAATGAGATCGCAATCGAATCCGGTATTAAGGTTGAGATGGCTGAGTCATTAATGACAGGTCTTAAGAACTTGTTTGTTGAACACAATGTTACTGTTTCAGAAGAAACTGTTGATGTTGTCGCAAACTTAGAAACAAATGTAGCTGAGTTGGAAGAGAAAGCTAATGATCTTGTAAACGAGAATATCGAATTACAAAAAGAAATCGCCACTTTCAAAGCAGGACAAAAATTTGACGAACTATCAGAAGGACTATCTGCAAACCAGGTAGAACGTTTGAAAGTATTGTCTGAAAAGCTTGACGTTGTAGATCTTGATGCTTATGCAGAAAATCTAACAGTAATCAAGGAGTCATTCTTTAGTGATAAGCCTCTTGTTGAAAAACATGATGTTCAATCTGAGTCTGACGAAATTATTCTAGAGGAACAGGAAGTAATTAAACCATCTTCCGATTACGCCTCTATTAATTCTCTAGTTGAAGCTTTCAACGCTAAGAAGTAAAGAATAATTAATTATTTGGTTTATTTAACTTAATTTTAATTAAATATAAAGGAGATCCATAATGGATAACTATACAAGACTAGTGGAAAAGTGGGAGCCAATTCTAGGGCACGATTCTTTTTCACCAATTAAGGATTCTCATAGGAAAGCAGTTACTGCTACTATCCTTGAGAACACAGAACGCGCACTAGCTGAAACTGGTGATCTTTCTGCAAACATGACTTCACTATTGTCAGAAGCTCCTGTTAACGCTGCCGGAACTGGTGGTTTTAGTGGTGCCTCAACTGCAGCAGGTCCTGTTGCTGGTTACGATCCGATTCTTATCTCATTGGTAAGACGTGCGGTTCCTAACATGATTGCATATGACATCTGTGGTGTTCAGCCTATGACTGGTCCTACAGGCCTCATCTTCGCAATGCGCGCAAGATATGGTACTCAAGCCGGTGCAGAAGCATTTTACAACGAATCCGATACCGACTTCTCTGGTGCTGGTGCTCACGCAAACGGCCTTCCTGCTGTTGGCGGAGCTGCTACTACTGGTACTGGTATGGCAACTGGAGCTGCTGAAGCCTTAGGCGACGGTGGTGGATCTAACTACGCAGAAATGGCCTTCTCAATTGAGAAAGTAACTGTATCTGCTAAGACTCGTGCTTTGAAAGCAGAATACACTACTGAGCTTGCTCAGGATCTTAAAGCTGTTCACGGCCTCGACGCTGAAACTGAATTGGCTAATATTCTTCAGACTGAAATCCTTTCAGAAATCAATCGTGAAGTTATTAGAACAATCCACGCAGTTGCTGTCGCTGGTGCTGCTGGTGCTGCAACCCCAGGTACTTTTGATCTGGACGTTGATGCAAACGGTCGTTGGTCTGTTGAGAAGTTCAAAGGTCTAATGTTCCAAATCGAGCAAGAAGCTAACGCAATTGCTAAAGGAACTCGTCGTGGTAAAGGTAACATCGTTATCTGTTCTTCTGACGTAGCCTCTGCTTTACAAATGGCTGGTGTATTGGATTACACTCCTGCTCTAAACAGCAACACTCTAGAAGTTGATGACAGTGGCAATACTTTTGCTGGTGTTCTTAACGGAAGATTCCGTGTTTATGTTGATCCATTCGCAGGCGCTAACTACCTAGTAGTTGGTTATAAGGGTTCATCTGCATTCGACGCAGGTTTATTCTATTGCCCATACGTTCCATTACAAATGGTTCGTGCTGTTGGTGAGAATAGCTTCCAACCAAAAATTGGTTTCAAAACCCGTTATGGTATGGTATCTAATCCATTCGCAAATGGCGCGGCTCAAGGTTCTGGTGCACTTACTGCTAACGCAAACGTGTATTACAGAAAAGTTACAATTGCTAACTTGTTCTAAACCTTGTTAAAATAATAAGAATCTAATTTTAATTAGACATTCTTTGGGCAACCTCTTCGGGGGTTGCCTTTTTTTATCTCTTGGAGAATGTAAATCATGACTATTGTATTTTGGGTTATTCTTGCCGTAGGAACTATCAGTGCAACGAATAACACGATCGAATTGAATAAGAAATGCAAAATAGAAGTAGAACAAGAAATTTCAGAAACTGTTCGCGAATGTAAACAGTATTACTTTGATACGAAAATCAAAAGCGGATGGTAAATAGAATTGGCAACTCAAGGGTTGCCTTTTTTATGCAGNCAGTTTNTCNAAGGTTCATAATAAGTTTAGCCCAACTTCAGAACCAATCATTATGTATTCTGTTTTAGGTCCTTGTTGTATTGATAACTTTTCAGTCTCAAAGTTTTTCGCAACCATGTGTAATGTATTACCCTCAACGTATGATAGAACACCAATGGCAGTATGACAATCTCCATCTATAACTCTTAACATTTCTTTTTCAGCCATACAGGTATACCAAGTATCCCAATGGTTAACATTAGATAAAGCACCTTTCATACGGTTGTCTTTTCTCATCTGTATTGCGATTACNCCCTGTCCNGGTGCAGGTAACATATCAGCAGTTCCAAATATTCTTGAAACTTTGTGAGTATATCCAAGTTCGTCTACTCCAGCCTTTGCTAGAACGATCGCGTCATACTCTCCATTCTCTTGTTTCTGGATCCGAGTATCTATATTGCCACGTATTGGAATGATCTGAGAAGCAGGATATAAGTCTTTTAGCTGCGCTATTCTGCGTGGACTGCTTGTACCTATTGTTCTTGGGTTGTTATTATTACCAATCAAACAATCTCGGAAATCATTTCTTGAAAGTACGCACGGAATCTCTAACAAGTCATCGTTATCTCTTGTTAGATCCTTAAAGGCATGTACTGCAATATCTATCGAGCCATTTATTAAAGCCTGTTCTATCTCCTTACAGAAGACTCCTTTACCACCCATTTCTTCAATAGATGTTGTTGGGTTTAGATCTGCTTTAGAATCAATAAGAAAGGTAGATGTTTCAAAGGGAATTTGCTTTTGGGCTTTTTGAGTATAGGCAATTGCTAACTTTGATTTTCTTGTTCCGACGAGAAGAATCATGTATCTAAATTATCAAGAAGGTATTCTTGGAAATTAGTTGTGTCGCCTTCTACACCTTGGACGAGAACTGGAATTCCTTGCTTATCCATTTTCTCAACGAATAGTTTGGCTTCTCTATTACGCATTTGTCCTTGGTCAATTCTTTCCATTGTAGAAGGATTGATTATATAAACATTTACTAACTCAAAATGATTACTCATACGAGTCCTATCTGATGAGTCCGCACTTCGGTTGTAATTAAACGACCATACTTATCATACGTGTACAATGTTTCGGATTGAAATGAACCATTCACAGTGACAACATGTTTAACAGTTTGCTGTCGGTACTCCATTACAGGAGGTGTGTATGGGACATTGTAGTTTGCTGATACTTCTGCTACTTCAGGTATCATTCTCTTCTTCCTCTTCTAGAAATATAATGTCGTCATCGTCAGGCCAACGAATCATTTCTGCTTGATCACCTGAACCAACAACTTTAACATAACCCATTGCGATAAGAGTATCAATAACTTGTTGAGTGTTTTCTTTTGATTGCTTAAACGACAAATTATCACTTCGCATAAACCATCCCATGGCGGTAAATACTATTGCGGTTGTTAAAAACATCCACAGTTCCATATTATTCTCCGTGTCTTGCTAAGACTGCGTCAATAATCTTTTCCTGAGATGACTTTGAACGATCTAATAATTCAGCACTTACATCTTCCTTCGTTAGGAGGAATCCATGTCGAATTGCCATTTCATACAATTGGTCGGCAGTTAAAGTTGATAGACACGCACGCAAAAGTTCATTTTTATCAATAAACCTTTTATTTGCATCCGCAAGTAATTGCTCTGCTAACTTTTCCATATAACACTCCTGGTTACTATTAATTATAATTAAGCTAATCTCTGACCTTGCCACCAGTCAGGAATCGGTCTTTTACTCCACACCAATTTGAATCTATCTTCTTTAGTATGGTAAAAAGCGCGATACGATTTAACGGCATCCTCAAATATACACTCAGGATTAGAACCCATAGCTAACTTAAATTTAGTTGGTCCTAAATCCGGTATATTATTTGGAATTTGTTTTAATGCATTTCTTAATTTAGTATCTGTCATATGGGTCTTACCATAACGATAAGTATATTCATCACATAACGCAACAAAGTGTTTATAGTGCCAATCATAGTTGGCTTTTGATTCTCTCGTCCATACAGTAGATGGATGATTGTGATGACAGGCTTTGTAGAGTGTATCTTCGCGACTGTCTTCAAGGTAATAATATTTTAACATAGAACCGGACTTAGAAGGTCTGCGTTCCATTTTGCCGTCCAACATACGATGAACGGTTGATAGCATTTGAGCAGACTCAATAATCATTTTTACGACATGCTTGTCGCACTGATCTTGGGCTGCTTTGACTGGGTCGTTGTCTAAGATAAAAATATTCATAATTTAATAGTTTTCTAAATCTGTCATAAGGTCAAGAACACGCCTTGATTGTTCTTCAATAGCCTTTGCCTGAGCGAGTACTTGTAATGACTCTTGCTCCAAGTCAAATGCTTGCTGTAAGATTTCGTCAAAAAAGATATCTTCAGCAGTTGGGCTCAAACGTACTCGGTCCATTGGGAACTGAATTACATTACTCATAGTTCTTTCCTTTGTTTAGATTAGATATTATACAACAGTTTAAGTAAAATGTCAATAGGTCGTGACAACTTTTTTACATTCATTCAATCGTCTTATACTCATCAATGTACCATACAGATCATCATCTTGTTTTACTGCAAAAGCTAACCACAGGATTAGAAGTATTCTTGCGAGTAATAGTTGCACTAATACTTTACCTCAGACCAATCTGTATCTTCGGGCATCATTTGAATTTGACCTCCAAACTCCTGCTTTTCTATCAACTGATTATAGATACCAGCAGTACTCATTCTAAGTCCGTAAGCTCCTTTAGGACATCTGTAGACTGACCCACTAGAACCAGAGAAGTAGTAGAACTCTTTGTCCTCTTCTACCTTTGTAATGCCACTGTTCATACGCCAACTGTCACCATCTAAGTAACCACCACCCCATCCTGCTAGAACTTTATAGAAAGGAAATGTGCCTTTGCCTGCCTTAACTTTTAATACTACCCAACTGTCTGGACTATAATCCACTGTTCCACTCTCCAAATATGTTAGGTGCCTGTTCAGCTGCTTCTTCCATATAGTATTCACCTGGGTAATGTTTCAAACAACTATATGCTCGTTTACGAATTTCCTTAGGAACACGTGGAGTCTTTTTAGGATCCATCAGATCAACTAAGAACTGACGAGTATAATTAACTGCATTACGACGTTCATTAGGCATTGTCATAGGCGTCATCCGCTACTTCCATTGTCCATCGGTCGAAGACTGTTTCACATTCAGTACATTTCCAATAACTGACGCCATCGTATTTACCTTGGATTTCTATTCCAACTACGTTCTTACCAAAATGCTTTGGTGACTTAGGAGTACATCCATACATCGCTCCGGTTTGTACTGCCTTCTCGTGAGAGTAACCTTGACTCTCGAAGTACTGTGTGATTGTTTCTTCTTCTTCCCAATCAGTGTTACAACTTGGACAATTCTTGCCGTGCATTGTAAAACTCCTCTACAAGTTAATTTTAATATGTCGACATTTAACTAAAACGTCGACACATTTTCCTGATGTGTTTATGCAGCGGACAATAGCGAAGCAGTAACGTTCCAGTTACCTTGAGGAGTCCTTACCTTGATGTTCTTGGTATTGACTTTGATTACTTCACCGACGATACTCTGTCCGCGGCTTGTGGTAAACGAAACTGCTTGACCAACAGTAAATTCACGAGCAGCTTTAAACTGTTCAGATCTCTGCTTCATTTTAATCAGCTCGATGATGACACCAATATCGGTACCTTCAGCTTTGTTGATTAAAGTTTCTAACTTAGTCATTTCAGATTTTGATAATTTCATAATTTATTTCCTTTACGATTTAATTTAATTTATACAACTATTATACAACAGTTTCTTTATGATGTCAATAGTTATTTTAGTTCCTTTCTATAAAGCAATGAATTCCTCTCGGAAAGAACATGCCAACTTCGTCAAAGCCCATCAATACACAACCATCGAGAGGATCAGTTCCTTTCTCATATTCTACAAGATCGAATCCTGAAGGAATGGTACCACTGAAAGTATTAAGNTNTACTNCGATGANTTCTACTTGCATTTTTTCGTTCCTTTTCAATTATTTAATATAGATATTATAAACGGTTTCATAACAAAAGTCAACAACTTTTTTCAGTCTGGATAGAACTTTTTGTTATATCCATATAACTTTTTGATATATTATGCAGCTCGAGCGAAGACAAACATCTCCTTCATCCCATCGTATATTTCTTTAGTAGGATGCCATATTTCGCGTTCCTCTTCGTCAATACCAACGACGAAAGGCATACCACGTTTTGACCTAGTATATACTTCAAGATCATTAGCTTGTGCAAGATCAAACCAAACCTTTCGACCGCCTTTCGACTGAGCCGTACCAGCTTGTAAAGTAATTCCCATTTTCTTAATGATATAACGGTAAGCTTTAGCAGCAATACCACGACCACCATAACGATGATCAAGCCGAGTCATGTTGATATGGAAAGCATCTTGAAGCATTCTGTTGATAGGTTGATCTCAAGGACGATTTTAACTCGCTGAGGGCTTCTTCCATGAACCACGCTGGTATCTACTACCGTTACCTCAAGGTAACCTTCTTTTTGCATCGAATTATCAACCCAGACCTGAAGCTTAGAGAAAGAACCTAATCTTACCCAAGTATCATCATTTGCTTTAGTATCAAAGTATCCTAANGCAAATTTCTTCTTCATGTCAATACGATCCATTCTTGTTTCCTTTTCTCAATTTATAGAACAATTATAAACGGTTTCATAAAGAATGTAAACAACTTTTTTCAGTCTGGTTAGAACATTTAGTTATATGGATAGAACCAGAAGTTATAACAGATTATCCTCAGCCAGACGACCTACAGTTTCTCCATATATTGATACCATTGACTGGTTAAAGTCCTCTAGAGTGACGATATAAGACCCTGGTATTAGTGTATTGAACACCCTTATCTGTATAAATAACGGTATGGAAGATATTTTTAAGCTTATAAGCGATGTAGGATTACCTATTGCCGGNGCAGTGACAATGGGCTTCTTTATTTTTATTATCATTAAGCAAATATTCGAAGGAATCGTTGAGAATATAGCGACGCTAACAATGTTTGCAGAATCATTAGAAAATAGAGCAAGAACTATGTCGAACGAAATGATCAAGATTGATCTCCTTGTTTCGAGTGCATTAGGATTAACCCCAGATATCGGCAGAGTGGCCCGAGCCGAGAATTTTGTAGAGGATGGGAAAATAGACGTAAGAAGAGATTAGAATGGATATTGCGAATTTAGTTAATGAGTACGGGTTTCCTACTGTCATGGTGGTTGGCCTTGGTTATTTTGTATTCTTTGTTTGGAAGTTTGTGAATGAGAAGTTACAGCCAGAAATTGATAAGCAACATATTGCTCTAATCAAACTCATTGACCGTATGAGAATGCTTGACCAGGATTTAATTCGTTTACAGCAAAAAGTAGATGTTGTTCTGAAATATAAAGAAATGGAAAAATTGAAAGAGGAAGGGAAGAGGAGAAA